ATAATCTGATAAATTTATCTGAAAATTACGCAGTGGATTTTGAAGAAATATCATTTCCTATGTCGCCACAAGAAGAACGAAATTGGCTTGATTGGAAACTTGATAAAGGGATAATGACACAAAAAGAACTTCTTTTGTATTTTAACCCTGATATGACTGATGAAGAGATTCAAAACAAATTAGGCGAAGTTAGAGAAGAGAAAAAAGCAGAATCAGAAGCAACTGCTCCACAACGACCTACATTCGGAGGTTTGAGAAATCTTGGCTAAAATAGTAAATAGTTATTTAGATATTATAGAGATTACAAAATTAAAAATGGCTAAAGATGCAGATAAAATATTAGAAGCTATCGATTTAGACGAACTTTTATTAGACCCTGAATCTTATTTATTAGAGTTAGGCTCTAGTTTTTTAGACGAACATTCTAAAGAAATAAAGAAAGGATTTGAAGAAGGTAAAAAGTTTGCTAATAAAATAATGGAAAAATCATAATGCTTAAATTAAACATTTCTAAAAATTTTGATTTATCTAAGGTTAGATTTGATTTATCTAAACAAATTAATATGATGGCTGGTTCAGTTGTGTTAGACCATAAAAAAAGACTTTCGAATGGTCAAGATATACACGAAAAACCTTTTATAAAATTATCTGCTTCTACTATACATAGTAAAAGATTTAAAAATCTTCCAAAGCCTAGAATCCCTTTATATGGCAAAGGTATTATGTTGAATGTGTATTCTAAACAAAGAGCTACAAAAAACAAACAAATAAATATAATTATTCCTCCTAAAAAAAGAGCTGAAGTAGCGACCTATCATCAATCAGGTACTGCTCCGTATGTTATTAAACCTAAGATTGCAAATGTATTGGGACCGCTATTTAGCTCTAGGGGGAATAAATATTTTGCTAAAAAAGTAAATCATCCCGGTTTACCTAAACGAGAATGGTTTGGCATTACTAAAAAACAAGAAAAGAAAGGATTGAGATTGATAGAAAGAGCAATATCTAGGATATTAAGACGTGCCTGAGATTGATGAAAGATTAGCTACTCTAGAAATTATAATAGGGTTACACGCTGAAACTGTAGCAAGAAAAACTGCTTTAGATTTATCTTTAACTATAGATACTTTAAGATTGACTGGAGCAGATGATTCTGTAATTAAAAACATATTACTTGCAGATTTAAAGGAAGGCGGTGTAATTTTCGGCACTTATAGAAATGCTATTAAAAATACAACTGGTAACGCTATTCAAATGGCGAGTACAGAAGCTTCAAGGAGTGTTTTTGAATCTAACAATGTTAAAGAATATACTTGGATTACTGGAGGTGGAAACACTTGCCCTGATTGTTTACCTAGGCATGGTCAAGTAGCTAGTTATGAAGAATGGGAAATATCTGGTTTGCCTAGAAGTGGTTTTTCTGTATGTGGGTTGCATTGTGGATGTACGTTAGTTCCTTCTACTTATAGAGGTGAACAACTTGAAAAAGCTTTATATAGAACTGAAAGAGTAAAAGAATTAAGAAAGAAATATACTTAACCAATGGAGGACAGAATGTCTGAAATAGAAACAGAAACAGTGCAAGATAATGCACAAGAGGTGACTCCTAATAGTCAGAATGAAACTAATGAAACGCCTGATGTCAATAGTTACATACAAGAATCGAAAAAGTATCGTAGTAGGGCACAAGAAGCAGAAGCTAAATTAAATGAATTAACTAAAAACCTTGAGAAGCAAGAGGAAGAAAAATTAGTTGAACAGAATAAATGGGAAGAATTAGCAACTAAAAAACAATCTGAATTAGAATCTATTAAATCTGATTACGAAAGATTAAAAAGTGCTGAAAATTCTTATAAAGAAGAGCTTCTGGAAAAATTTGGAGAAGAAGAACGTGATTTATTTAAAGATTTAAGCGTTTCTCAACTTCGAGTTTTAACTGATAAAATAAATAAAAATGTTGATATAGTTCCTACGGATAAAACACCAGCAAGAACTTCTAATACTGAGAATAAAAATTGGACAGAGATGGACGCAGAAGAAAGAAGAGCTAACTGGGGAAAAATATTACAAGGCTATATTAGAAAGTAAAGGTTAGAAAAGGATTAAAAAATGGCTAAACATTATCAAGGAAATGCTTCGACTAATAGCACTGAACAATATTTTGTTCCAGAAATTTGGTCAGATGGAATTTTTAAATTCTTCGAAAGAAAAACTGTTTTTAGAGGATTAATTGAAGATTATTCAGCTTTAGTAGGTTCTAAAGGTTTTGGGGATGTTGTTCATGTTCCTGAAATATCTTTAATTAGTGCTTCTGATAAGTCTGCTGGTTCTGATGTATCTTATGATGCAACTGCAACTACTGAAACTCAATTATCTTTGAATAAACACAAATATGTTGGAAAACTTTTTGAAGATATTACTTTGATTCAAGCTGAAGCAGATTTAGTAGAAAAATACACTAGAATGATGGGTGAAGCTCTTGCTCGTCAATTAGATGCTGATATTTGGGCTGAGTTAGATGGTTTAAATCAATCTCAAGCTTTATCTGCTGATGATACTTTAACTGCAGCGGTTTTTGAAAGCGTACTAGCAACATTAGGTGAAAATGATATTCCTTATATGGATGGTGAATGTGCTATGGTTGTTAATCCAACTTTATTTGCAGATATTCTCAATCCTAGTGCTGGAATTGCTCAATATTTCATTAGAAATGACGCAGTCGGAGAAGGAAACAGAGGATTAAGGTCAGGTTTAGTTGGTTCTTTGTACGGAATCGACGTATATATGAGCAACACTGTTTCAACTGCTGGGACAAGTTCAACAATAGCTGGTGCAGTTTTTCATAAATCAGCTGGAGTTGTAGCAGTACAACAAAATGTAAGAGTTCAATCAGAATATTCGATTGATGCTCTTGGTACTAAAATTGTTGCTGACATGGTCTATGGAACTAAAATCCTAGATGATAGTGATAATATCAAAGGTGTTAAGTTTACTAACGTAGATTAACACATAGGTTGACAAATGAAATCTAGGGGAGTGGGTTGGCGCTGACTCCCCTAGTTTAATGGAGATTTTATGCAATATTGGTTAAATAAAATTACAAATAGGATGGAAAGACTTGAGGACAGTTTGCTAGAAAAACACCCTGAAAAACTAGAAGAATTACAAAGTCAAGGGTTTATAAGGGTAATGAGCGAAAACAACCATCTGCCCTATAAAAAACCCTTTAAAAAGGTTTCTATTAAAAAAGTAGTAAAGAAAGTTGCAAAGAAAGTGACTAAAAAGAAAAAATAAACAGACTAACGACTCATTCACGCTTAGTCATTAGCTTAGAGAGGAAGTAAAAATGGCAGATTTACATACATATTCAGTACAAGAAGCATTAAACACAACGACTGGTGGAAGTTGGACAGTTGCAAGTGTTGGAACTGCTGGAAGTTCAGCAGATGTCGCTAATACAATTCATAAATCATTATTAAGTAATACTGGAACACTAGGTATTTATAGTGCAGTAGAAATTTATTTTAACTTTACAACAGCAGAAGCTAATGTAAATGCAAGTAATGATTTAATTATTCCAAAGAATACAATGGTTTTTATCACAGTTCCTAGAGGACTAGGAAACACAATTTATTTTAACTACAATTCTACTAGTACAACAACTGGTGCAGTTAGATTGGTGGAGTGCTAGATGCAGAGTTCTATGATTAAATCTATTACTGAGGACTTCGGTAATGGAGGAACAATAGATGGTGACCTTACTATATCAGGAGATTTACAAGTAAGTGGAGGTGGTTCACTTAGCTTTGATGAGATAGTTCAAGGTACACAAGTAATTGATGTAACCAATACAGAAGCCTTATTAGTTCGCAAGAATGATGATGGTGGAGATGTCTTTGTTGTGGATACTACTAATTCACGAGTAGGTATAGGAGCTTCTTCTCCATCAATGACCCTTGAAATTTCAAATACTTCTTTTGGCGACCAATTGAGACTACATCGTTCTTCAGTTGCTTCAGGTGGATTTTTAACTCTTTCGGCTAATGATAGTGCTGGCAATATACACGATTACGCTAAACTTGGTACAGTAGTAGAATCTTCAACTAATGCAAGTGAAGATGGAGCTTTAGTTTTTCAAACTTCATTAAATTCTACTCTTACAGAATATATGAGAATTACCTCTACTGGCAACGTAGGTATAGGAACTGATTCTCCAACACACAATCTAAATGTCTACAATGGTAGTGGTGCATCAAACATGACAATTGGTAAATATGCTTCAGGCAAAACAGTTGCTCTTCTTGGTACAAGTGCAGATACCTCTGGTTATTTTCAAATACAATCTTATGCTAGTCAAGGCACTACGTTCGGCAATATAGCATTAAATGCTCAAGGTGGAAATGTAGGTATAGGAACTACATCTCCAAGCCAATTACTTTCAGTTGCACCTGATACAGACGTAAGTGCAGAAATAGGAAGAGCGCATATAGGAAACATCGGATATTCTGATATGGCTGGTTTTAGTCATATAGATTTAAACGCTACAAATACTTTTGCATTAGCTCAATCAAATCTTGGTAAAACTATTATACAGTCCAAGTCTGGTCAAATTATTGCATTTAAGCCAGGTGGTTCTGATAAAGTAGCTATTAATTCAACTGGTCTTGGTATAGGAACTGATTCTCCAGACTATCAGCTTGAGCTAGAAAAAGCTGGTGGTGGATTTTTAAGTTTTAAAACCACAGATACAGAAATAGTGAATAATGATGTTTTAGGAACAATTCAATTTGGTGCTGATGACGCTACTGCAAGTGGCATTGATATAGGTGCTAAAATTGTAGCTACTGCAACAGACAACTTTCAGAGTGCTAGTAGCAATGTGGATGCTCCTACAAAATTAGAATTTTTTACTCAAGATAATACTACTACAGATGTAATGAGTACAGTTGGAGCAACTCTAACTTTAGGTGGAGATGACCAAAATGCAACATTTGCTGGTGATGTTTATATTAAAAATCCAACTAGTAATGACCCAGCAACTCTTTCATTATGGTCAGCAGACACTTCTATAGCTGATAATGATAATATTGGAGTTATATTAGCACAAGGTAGTGATTCAGGTGGTTCTCCACCATACACTGGAGCTAAAATAGAATTTAATGCAGATGCCGTTTGGGATACTGGAACAAGTAATTACTATGCAACTAGAATAGATTTTTTTACTCAAAGTAATAGTGGGGCAGACACTCTTGCAAATCCAGCTTTAACAATAGATTCATCACAAAACGCTACATTTAATGGCGATACTCTTTCACTTGTTAAATCTAATAATAATGCTTTTTTAAAAATTGAATCTACTGATGGTGGTGAAGCAATTTTTGAAATGAGAGCAACTACAAACAGGACAAACCAGATTAGATTTTTTGAAGGAGCTACTCAAAGAGGTTCTATTGTTTACGCTCACGCATCTCAATCTCTAACATTTAATACTGGAGATAGTGCAACAGCTAAATTGGTCTTAGATGACAACTCACGAATCTCGCTATCTAATAATGATAGTGGTACATCTAATACAGTCTTTGGAAAGTTGGCTGGTGATGATTTAGCTAGTGGTGGAAATTACAATAGTCTTTTTGGTGAAAGTGCTGGTCACGCTATTACAACTGGTGATGGTAATGTTATTATGGGGCATACTGCTGGTCAGGCTTTAACTACTGGAGTAAGGAATGTTTTATTAGGTAGAGGAGCTGGACTTGTAACAACAAATGCTCAACATTTAATTGGTATTGGATTTTATTCTCTTTCATCTGTTAATAGTGCCGATGCAAGTGGAGCAGTAGCAGTTGGATATGAATCTCTTAAAGCCTTGACTTCAGGTGCTGGGAATACATCAATAGGTTATCAAAGTTCTGAAGACGTCACTACAGGAGAATACAATACTGTAATGGGTTACCAAGCGTTTAGTGCTGATACAGATGGGAGTGCTAATGTTGCAATAGGATGGAAAGCTGGTCGAAATATTCATGGTTCAACTCAAAATGTTATGATTGGATACAAAGCAATGGCGAACATGGATAATAATCCCGGTGATAATATTGCAAATTGTGTTGCCATAGGTTATGAAGCGTTTCTTGGAAGTGACAATGATTCCACAGGAACGACTACTGCAACAAATGGAACAGTTGCGATAGGACATTCATCACTTAAAGTTTTGACAACAGGTATAAAAAATACAGCAATAGGCTTTGAGTCAGGATTAGCAACAAGTACTGGCTCAAATAATACTTATGTTGGTTATGAAGCTGGTCAAGGTGCTTCAGGTTCAGAAAACAATAATACTGGTATAGGTAAGCAATCTTTATTCGCAGTAACTACTGCTGAGTCTAATGTGGCAGTAGGAACAAATACCTTAGATGAACTTACTACTGGTGGATATAATACTGCGATTGGAGCAAATGCCTTACACGCTTTAGATGGTGGTGAAACAGAAAATGTAGCAATTGGTTATAATGCTGGTTCTAATGCTGATGGAGCGACAAATAACATATGTATTGGTAGTAATGCACTATTATCAACTGGAAATGGAACAAACCAAATAGTAATTGGTAAAGATACAACTGGTGTAGCAAATAACTCAGTAACTCTAGGTAATGCAAGTGTAACTGATGTTTATATGGCTCAAGACCAAAGAGCTAAGATGCATTCAGGTCAGATAGAAACTATTATGGATAGTAGCACTAATGCAAATATCGCAGTTATCAGAAGTGAAAATACTAGTAATTATTCTTCTAGTGTTCTTCACGTTACTGGAGATAGAACAACTACAAATAATACTTATAACTTAGCAAACTTTACGAATGCTGGAACTTCTAAATGTATAATAACAGATGGGGGAGACTTAAAAAATACTAATAATTCTTATGGTGCTATATCTGATGAAAAACTAAAACAAGATATTGAAGATGCAAGTTCACAATGGGATGATATTAAAGCAGTAAGATTTAGAAAGTTTAAGTTTAAAGATAATGTTGAAGATGGATTTAAGCTTGGTGTTGTTGCTCAAGAATTAGAAAAGGTATCACCTAGTCTTATTTCAGAATCTATTGATAGAGATGCAGATGGTAAAGACTTAGGAACTACTACAAAGTCTGTAAAGTATTCAATACTACAAATGAAAGGTATAGTGGCTTTGCAAGAAGCTTTAAATAGAATAGAAACTCTTGAAGCAAAAGTAAAAGAATTAGAAAGTAAATAACAAATAAGGAGTCAATAATGGCAAAAAAAGAAAAGAAGCCAGTCTTGAATTTAGATGATAAAGAATATATCATTGAGGATATGACTGACGAGCAAAAGATGATGGTAAATCATATAAACGATATTCAGAACAAACAGAATAGCAATCAGTTTA